CAGATGCTCAATTAGCTTATGGATATGCTACTAGTGGAACTACAACCTCTATTACAGATACAACTAAAAACTGGATTAGAGGAACATGGGTAGGTCACGTTGTAAGAATTACAGCCGGTACAGGACTTGGAAATGAGTTAACTATTACCGCTAACAATAATAACACAATTACATTTACTGCAGCAACATTTACCCCAGATACCACTACTCGTTATGAAATAATGGATAGTTTTGGAACAGCAACTTCTGGAAGTACAACTACTCTTGTTGATACAGCTAAAAACTGGGTCACTAACCAATGGGTTAACAAACGTCTAAGATTTGTTGGAGGAGCAGCAGTTACAAATGAAGTTACTATTACAAGTAACACTTCTAATACCTTAACTTTTGCTACAACTACTGCTGTAGATAATTCAACTAACTATGTTATTTATGGTAAAAGTCCTGACGGTGCAGGTATGACTCTAAAATGGATGTGGGGAAATGGTAATCATAAGTATCTATTTAATGCAAGGGGTAGTGCAACGACACTCGTAAATTTGTTTAATATTACTACTGGTACGTATGATTTTAATATGGGGATATCAGGTCAAGGTGAAGTATTTACCACAGGATCTATGTGGGCATATGACGGTGCAGATAGAATCTATGTTCAGAAAGATGCTACAGGACGTATATTCTACTTTGATATGGTTAAAAGAGAGATGGTTAACTCAGGAACTGTTCCTTTTGGTATGTCTACAGCATTTGTAGGAAACAGAATGGAGATAATTAAAACTGAAGATGGTTTGAAGTATCTTTATGTGGCAAGACATAATGCTACAGAAATGTGGAGAACTTTGGTATTTTGGTAAACTGTTGCATAATTACCTAATCCTTTGTATATTAGTATATAAATATTTATAACACAAAACTTTAAAGAAATGGATATCCTAAACTGGTTATTTACCCAAGATCAGAACTTGATCAGAACTAACATTAACAACAAGAACACGGACTTGATTGCTATGGCAGCTGACGTATCATTTGCTAAACGCGAAGATAAGTGGCAAACTTATGCAATGACTCCTGTAAAATTTGCTCCTGCATTGTATGATACCGGAGTTGTTACACAAGGTACTAGTAATACTACTGGTGTTACTCTTAACAACCATACAGGTGTAGTTACATTATTTGGTACTATTGCTGCAGGAGGTAATGCTACATTCACTATTACTAATAACCAAGTAACTGCGAGCTCTAAGATTTTCTTACAAGTTCAGCATACTGGTGGTGCTACTGTTACTCCAACTGTTGCAATTTCTGCACTTACTGGTGGTTCATTCCAGGTTATTATATTGAACTCAGGAGCTGGTAACATGACTGTTCCTAGACTTCACTTTACAGTAATTGACTAATACTAGTTACCATGTCAGTAGGTAACTTAAAAGACGAAGGTAATAAAGGCAACAACTTCCCTTGGCAGCTCAGAATGCTCCAAGGGATTTCTGCTGTCTATGATGGTATAATGAGTCTTGTTACCAATGGTGTAACTACAACCCCTAATCCTGCTGCTGAAGACGCATCTTACAGAGCTCGCGTATCTCAGATTACTACAACCGGTGATCTTAAATCTATTAATAGATATCGCACAGACCTTTGGTTGCAAAACTCTACGGGCAGCGGTAGCGTAGCTTGGGCTAATAATACCTTTTCTCTTGGTGTTTCAGCAAATAATGATACTGCAATACTTCAGTCTAAAGTATCTTACCCTTATTTTTCAGGTAAGTCTCAGCTAGTAGAATGTACATTTTCTAATTTTGAACCAATACCTAATGTAACTAAACGAGTTGGTTACTATGACTATTTTCCAGGTGGTGGTAAAGCGGACGGCTTTTTGTTAGAGTCTGGACCAGATGATACAGTTACTTTTAGATTTATTAATGGTTTAGGAGGTGTTAGTTATGCATACCCTGTTGCTGATTGGACCAATAAAGATTTTATTACCTATGACTGGAGTCAATTTACAGTAGTATTATTTGACTTCTTATGGTTAGGGGGTTTAAGACTACGCTTATTTGTATCAGGACCTAATGGATTTGCATTAGCTCATGAGGTGGATTATGCTGGTCAGTTTGGAGAACAAGAAACTTTTATAGGTTATCCGTCTCACCCTATAACATATGAGATGGTTGCCACAGCTAATCCATTAGGTACATATAACTTTAATCCTATCTGTGCTCAAGTAGCATCAGAAGGAGCTATAGATAACACAGGTATTTTAAGAGCTTGTGGTACAGGTACTACAGCTTTAACATTAACTAGTTCTGCTAATAGCTATCCTGTGTTAGCTATCCGCAAGGGGTATGCTAACTCACCAGTAAAACTTTTAAGCTTTGAGCTATCAGTAGCTACAAATAATGATAGATTGTATTGGGAGGTTCAAATCAATCCTACTCTTAGTGCGACTATTAGTTATGCTCAAATTGATTCTCAATCTACTACTCTATTTGGAGTAGGTAATGGTACTATAACAGTTACTACTCCTGGACGTGTAATAGCGTCTGGATATTTATCTACAGGTCAAACAATTAGAGCTGTAAACTTTGAAGACAATTTCTTAGCTACTTTAGGAGGAACTAGTCCAGGTGCTACATTTGTATCTGACAGTTATGTCCTTGTAGTTAGACCAATAACAACACCTATAAACGTACTTGCTACTATGCAAGTTAAAGAATTATAATAAAATGGGATCAGCAGAAGCATGGATGTTTAGCACCAAAGATGTAATCTGGATAGTGATGACTATAGGCTCAGGATTGTCAGCGTATTTTGCGCTTAAACAGGACCTGGGAAAGTTAAGAGGAAAGGTAGATAAGCTTACAGATGATATGGTATCTCTAGAGACTGACCTCATGGCCAAAGAAACAAGCATCTATAATAGAATGGAAATACTTAAAGAGGATCAAAAAGCTGCTCATGAGAAGCTTGATCTAAAGATGGACAACCTTACTACGCACATGACTCAGTTGAGTACTAACATTGCGGAGCTTACAGGATATATAAAAGCTAAGAGAGAAGAAGACGGCAAACGTGCTTAATTCTCATATAGTTAATTTGATTTAGGTTAAGTACCTGGGCAAACGTGCCTGGGTATTTTTTTGCCTAAACATTTGGAGTTTAAACTTTTTATCATATATTTGTTTAAACCTAAATATTTAAAATTATGGAAAACCAACAAACAATTACTCCTGAAATGATCGAGGAGAGAAAAGCTGAGATGATTAATTACTTTAATTCTCAGATGGAATTACTTGAAGCACAAAAGCGTTATGAGACTATTGTTACTGAGTTAGAAGAGCTTAGAGCAAGACGTTTGTATGCTGCTATGAAAATAGCTCAGATTGAAGCTGGTCCTGATACACACGCTGCTGAATCTAAAGAACAACCTATTCCACAGCAAGGACGTAAACTAAAAGCTGAAAAGTAAAATCATGGCTGTAGTAAATCAAGTACAAAAGAAAGTGAGGATGGACTTATGGGAGATAGTCAAGCTCCAGTTCATCACTCACTGCTTTATAAAAAACATTAAGGTTTCTGATCTGGACTTGAGCTGCTTGTCAATGCTTGCTATTTCTGGTGAAACAGAACTTACTGATTTTTGTAATACAGCTGCTGATAATAACATCTTTGGTTGCAGTCAATCTGTTAGAAATGCTGTGGCCAAAGCTGAGCGCAAGGGACTTATTGATTTTGTAAAGGTTGGAAAAAACCGTAAGAGAATCAAAATATCTAAGGAGATTGTTGTTCAGACTACAGGTAATATTTTATTGGACTATAAATTTATAAGAATTGAACCCCAAGAAAGCAAAGGATCTGAGTAATGCTACAGCAAAAGCTCTAGGAAAAAGTCCAGATCTTGTAAAAGATGTTATTGATTTCTACTGGGTACATGTAAGGAAAACATTAGGATCAATAGAACATCCTTTTATAAGATTACCAAATTTTGGTACTTTTAGTTTGCGATACAACATACTAAAAAAGAAAATTGAAACCGCAAATAAAGAGTTAGCTCAAGATCCTCCTAAAAGTTTTGTCAAGTATAACATATATAACAGTTATGTTGAAAAGCTTAAGAGATATTTAAGAGCAAAAGAAATTATGGATCAGTACATTGAAAAGAAAAACCAACACACAGATGCTAAAAAAAATAAAAAACATTTGGAAGAATAAGCGGCTTATCCTTGAGGGGATGTTTAACTACTATTTCACACGCAAGAAAATTGAGAAGATAGCAAGCTATAGGTATGATATCTGTAGCACATGTCCTCTCATTGATCTTAAGGGTGATAAGTGCGAGGTACCTGGGACCCAACCTTGCTGTAGTAGTTGCGGTTGTTCTCTTAAATATAAAACTCGCAGCATGTCTTCAGCATGTCCAGAAGGTAGATGGTTTGCTGTAATGACTGAAGAAGAGGAAGATAACCTAAATGCTAAACTAGAAAATCATGGCAATAGTATTTAAACCCGAGACGCATAGTTATACTAGCATAGATCCTAGTGAGAATATTGCATGGACTAGTGTAACTAGTGTTATATCTAAGTTGAAAAAACCATTTGACGCTGATACTATAGCTCTCAAATCCTCTAAAAATAAAAAGAGTAAATGGTATAACATGTCACCTGATGACATCAAAGAAGCTTGGAAAAATGAGTCACAGAAAGCTATGAATCTTGGTACATGGTACCATAATCAAAGAGAGCGTGACTTATTAGCTTGTGATACAATTAGCCGAGAAGACATTGTTATACCTATTTTCAAACCTCTTGAAATTGATGGGATTAAAAAAGCACCTGATCAAAAACTAGTAGATGGGATATATCCTGAGCATATGGTGTATCTTAAGAGTGCAGGGATATGTGGACAAGCTGATAGAGTGGAGATAGTAAATGGAAAGGTAAATATTTATGATTACAAAACTAATAAAGAAATTAAGACTGAGTCTTATGTTAATTGGGAAGGACTTAGTGATAGAATGCTTGCTCCACTCAATCATTTGGATGATTGTAATCTTAACCATTATGCGTTACAGCTAAGTCTGTATATGTATATTATTATTAAGCACAATCCAAAGCTAAAGCCTGGAAAGATGATTATAGAGCATATTGTATTTGAAGAGGCTGGTAAAGATGCTTATGATAATAGAGTTGTTTTATATGATCAATTTGGTGAGCCTGTTGTAAAAGAAATAGTAGAGTATGATGTACCCTATTTAAAAAATGAAGTCATAAGTATCATAAATACAATGAAAAATGTTAGTTAAGTTATTTGATATGCAAAATGGGGTAGTTGTTCCTAGTGAGCACTGCTATACTATAAGCACCTTAAAGAAAATCATGGACGAATATCCAGAGGATCATTTAAAGATATACCTATACCTTTTTTATATGAGCTGCCCTAATCCAGATCTAAATCCTTTTTTTAATCTTGCAGAAGATGATAAAGAAGAAATTATATTAGCTGAAATTAAAGCAGAATTTAGTCCTGAAGACGATGGTATTCCAGGAGCTCTGCAGCTTTGTAAGAAACTTTATGAAACACCAACTATGAGAGCTTATAACGGTATTAAACAAATGCTTGATAGATTAGCTAACTACATGGGTACAACAAGTATTACAGACGGCAGGGATGGTAATCTTACAGCTCTTACAAATACAGCTGCTAAATTTCAGCAAATTAGAGAGGCTTATAAAGGTGCCTATAAAGATCTTCAAGAAGAACAAGCGGGTCGCGCGCGCGGGGGTGCAGGACTAGCTTATGACCAAATGACTTAATATGCTACAACAAACTGATATAGAAATCCCTACATGGGAAAATGGAGATTGGTCAATTACAACTTTTGCTACTCGTGATGAGTTTAGAGATTTTGTATTAAGTATATTTAAGGAGCCTGGTGAATATCAGTTTGATGAAACTAGTTTAGTATTTAATGCTGAGGCTAGACAGTTTAACTCTAAGGGTTTTTATTGTCAGTTCCCACAAGGTACTAAAGATTATATCCAATACTGGAATGATCAAAAAAATAAGTGTAGAGTAGGGGCCATTTATAAGAACAACGGTAACACATGGTTTATTCCACGTGACTATTATATGTGGTTAAACTTCTTACCTATCTTTAATAAGGAGATCCAGAAGTTTGGTTTTGCTGATGTTCGGGATGCTCAATATCATCTTGCATTATATGAGATGCTAGCGGAACTATTTTATAAACATGCTGCTATCTTAAAGAAACGTCAGATTGCATCATCATACTACCATGCTGGTAAATTTATTAATCAGATCTGGTTTGAAGAAGGGGTTACTCTTAAGATGGGTGCTAGTCTTAAAGACTATATTAACGAGAAAGGTACATGGAAATTCTTAAATGAGTATGAGGCTTTCTTAAATCAACATACAGCATGGTACCGCCCAATGAACCCTAATAAGGTTATGATGTGGCAGCAGAAGATTGAAATCACAACAGGTATTCAAAAACGTAAAACAGAAGTAGGTCTTAAAGGTGTATTACAAGGAATGTCCTTTGAGAAAGATCCAACTAACGGGGTAGGGGGACCGTGTAAGTACTTCTTCCATGAGGAAGCGGGTATTGCTCCTAAGATGGATACAACATTTGAGTACATCCGCCCTGCTATGAAATCAGGTTTTATGACTACAGGGATGTTTATTGCTGCAGGATCTGTCGGTGACTTGTCTCAATGTGAGCCTTTGCGTAAAATGATTATTAGACCTGAAGCAAATGATATATATCCTGTAGAAACTAGACTTATTGATGAAACAGGTGTGCAGGGTAAAACAGGTTTGTTTATTCCTGAGCAATGGTCGATGCCTCCATATATAGATCAATTTGGTAATTCTAAAGTAGAGGAAGCCCTTAAAGCTTTAGATGAACAATTTGCACAATGGAAAAAAGAACTGGATCCTCAAGAATATCAACTTCGTATTTCTCAGCATCCTAGGAATATTAAAGAAGCATTTGACTTTAGAACTGTTTCAGCATTTCCACAACATCTAGTTGTAGCACAGATGCGTAGAATTGAAGAAAAACAATATGCCTACGAGCATCTTGATATTTATAAAGATGAAAATGGTAAAATTGCTGCAAAAGAAACTAATAAGCTACCTATTAAAGATTTCCCTATAACAAAAGATACAGAAGATAAAACAGGTTGTGTTGTTGTTTGGGAAAGACCTTGCAAGGATCCTGAGTTTGGAATGTACTATGCTAGTGTCGATCCCGTGGGTGAGGGTAAAACTACAACCTCAGAATCATTATGCGCAATATACGTATATAAAACATCAGTGGAAGTAACTCGCCGTGATGGTGATGAAGTTGAAACAGCTATTGAGCAAGATAAACTTGTAGCTGCATGGTGTGGTCGCTTTGATGATATTAATAAAACACATGAGCGATTAGAGCTTATCATAGAGTGGTATAATGCATGGACTATTGTAGAAAACAACATTCCTCAGTTTATTACTCACATGATTAACCGCAAGAAGCAAAAGTATCTAGTACCTAGACAACAGATTCTATTCTTAAAAGATATAGGAGCTAATGCTAATGTATTCCAGGAATACGGCTGGCGTAATACAGGGACTTTATTTAAAAGTCATATGATAAGTTATGCTATTGAGTTCTTGAGAGAGGAGTTACATGAGGAGACAACGACAGATGGTAAAGTAGTTAAGACTACCTATGGTATTGAGCGTATTCCAGACATCATGTTGCTTAAAGAAATGCAAGCTTATAGAGAAGGTGTCAACGTCGATAGACTTGTGGCATTTGCTGCTTTAGTAGCTTTTGCAAAAGTTCAACAGGCTAATAGAGGTTATAAAAAGAGATTTGAAGATACAGGTAAACCAAAAAGCTTGGATAACCGCGATAAATTCAGTAAATTGAATATGAGCCCTTTCCGTCATATGGGAGGTGGTGATAATAGATTTGGTGGTGCGCGTTTACCAAGAAATCCATTTAAAAATTTTAGATAAAAGATATGCAGATATTTAATGCAATGCAGGTTAAGTCTGGTGCCAAAGTAGAGTACAACAAAATGGGTACTCTTAACCAGCCTATTCAATTTTTACCACGTTCCAAAAAAGATGAAGCTTGGGCTGCCTGGAATCTTGACTGGCTTGAGTGGGAAGGATTAAAGCAGATCCGCCGTAATGCCCGCCGCCTTATGAAAAATTATAAGTTGGCAAAAGGTATTATAGATAAAACAGATTACATTGTTGAGCAAGACAATGAGTATGCTGATATGATTGAGGTGCTTACTAAAGAAGATACATCAGCATTAGAGCTTAAATTTTATCCTATTATCCCAAGTGTTATTAATACACTTGTATCTGAATTTTCTAAAAGAAGCACTAAAGTTATATTTAAAGCTGTTGATGATATTTCATATAATGAGGAATTAGAGGCTAAAAGAACTGAGGTAGAACAATTATTATTAAAGCAAGCAGAACTGAAGGTTAAAACTAATCTTCAGAATATGGGATATGAAATTGATGAGAAACAATATCAAGAAGTAGTATCTCCAGAAAAACTTAAAACTTTACCTGAGATTCAGAACTTTTTTCAAAAGAGTTACACAGGTATGGTTGAGCAATGGGCTACTCACCAGCACTTAAATGATATTGAGAGATTTCACATGGAAGAACTTGAAGAAAGAGCTTTCCGTGATATGCTTATTACAGACCGTGAGTTTTGGCACTTTAAGATGATGGAGGATGACTATAATATTGAATTATGGAATCCAGTATTAACCTTCTACCATAAGTCACCAGATACCCGCTATATATCAGAGGGAAGTTGGGCCGGTAAGTTTGATATGATGTCAGTTGCTGATGTAGTTGACAAATATGGTTGGTTGATGAATGAGGACCAGCTTAGATCATTAGAGCTTATTTATCCTGTACGCTCTGCCGGTTATCCAATTCAGGGTTATCAAAATGATGGTAGCTACTATGACGGTACCAAATCATATGAGTGGAATACTGAAATGCCATCTTTAGGTTATCGCCAGTATACATCTATGTGGCAAAACTCTACCGTTGGTGGTGATATTGTTAAATGGATTATGAGTGAATCTGAAGATTTCTTTGACATGGGATTGACAGATATGCTTCGTGTTACTACTGTATATTGGAAGTCACAACGTAAAGTTGGACATTTAACTAAGATTGATGATCTTGGTAATGCATCACATGAGGTTATTACAGAAGACTATCAAGTAGTGGATAAACCTATTTATGATACCAACCTTATTAAAAACAAAACCAAAAACAACTTAATTTTTGGTGAGCATATTGACTGGATCTGGATCAATGAGGTATGGGGCGGTGTTAAAATCGGACCTCATCAGCCAACATTCTGGGGAACAAAATCTCCAGGTGGTATCAATCCTATTTATTTGGGGATAAACCAAAATGCAATTAAGCCTTTAAAGTTTCAGTTTAAGGGTGACAACTCTTTATATGGATGTAAACTTCCTATTGAGGGTTCTGTATTCTCAGATAGAAATACAAGATCTACATCATTAATTGACTTGATGAAGCCATTCCAAATCGGCTACAATATTGTAAATAATCAGATTGCAGATATATTAATAGATGAACTGGGCACAGTTATCTTATTGGATCAGAATGCTTTACCTAAACATTCACTTGGTGAAGACTGGGGCAAGAATCCATTAGGAAAAGCTTATGTGGCAATGAAGAACTTCCAGATGTTACCGTTGGATACTTCTATTACCAATACAGAAAACCCGCTATCTTTTCAGCATTACCAGAAACTGGATCTTGAGCAAACTAACCGCTTGATGTCTCGTATTCAACTTGCAAACTATTTTAAGATGCAAGCATTTGAGACAATTGGTATTACTCCACAGCGTATGGGACAACAGCTGTCACAAGAAACAGCTACCGGTGTAGAGCAAGCAGTGAACTCATCCTATGCTCAGACTGAAACCTACTTTATACAACACTGTGATTATCTAATGCCTCGTATTCACTCTATGCGTACAGACTTGTCTCAGTATTATCACAGCACTAAGCCATCAGTACGCTTACAGTATATTACAACGGCAGAAGAGAAAGCTACCTTTGAGATAAATGGTACTGATCTTATGTTAAGAGATTTTAATGTATACTGCACAACTCGCTCTAATCAGCGTGCCCTACTTGATCAGTTAAAACAATTAGCTGTTCAAAACAACACGACTAATGCATCTATCTACGATCTTGGTAATATTATCAAGTCTGAATCTATAGCTGAAGTTACTAATGTTCTTAAAGCTACTGAGATTAAAGCTGAACAAAGACGTAAAGAGGAAATGCAACAGCAACAACAAATGCAAGAGCAAGCTCTTAAGGCTAAGCAAGATGAAGCTAAGATGAAAATGCAGTTTGAGTCAAGCGAGAATGAGAAAGATCGTCAAGCTGATATTCTACAAGCTCAGATTAAATCTGCAGGTTACGGCTCTATGCAAGATATCAATGAGAATAAGCAAAGTGACTATGTTGATGCAATGGACAAACTTCAGAATACTGAGCTGTATAGACAAAACACTCAGATTCAGCAAAATAAGGAAGTGTCAAGAGCCTCAGAAGCATCTACTAAGTTAGATCTTGAAAAAGAGAAACTTGCTACTCAAAAAGATATTGCAATGACTAAGTTGCAGATAGCCAGAGAGAACAAAAATAGATTCGATGCTGGAGCTGAGGAATAGCCAATAGCTATATAATCAACTTTAATTTTTGAGATTTTAAAATCTTAAAAGTTTAAATGGATACTTTTGCATATATTGATACTATAAACCAACAAACAATGAGCTTAGATAACACAAATACTGATGTTACGGAAGTAGCACAAGTAGAAATGAACCTAGATGAAATTCTAGGAACACCGGGTGCAGAAAGCGTTGTGCTCCCAGAGAAAGAAGTAAAGCCTAATATTTTTAGTGCTAAGAATGAAGATCTTTCTTTTATTGACAATCCTGAGGATGAAGAAGAATCTCAGGGACAGAAAGAACCAGAATCTATTGATGATGTCTTAAAAGACATTGATCCAATTATTCAAGATGAGGAAGAGCCTGAAACTAAAAAAGCAGGAGGTCGTCCTAAAATTGATAAGAGTGGGATGGCAGAGGTAATGAATAAGCTTATTGAAAAAGGACAGATTGTTCCTTTTGAAGATGACAAGCCTATTGATGAGTACTCCATCAAAGATTTTGAAGAGCTTCTAGAAGCCAATTTTGCTGAAAGAGAAAATAGAATCCGTCAGGAAACACCTGTAGAATTCTTTGAAGCTCTTCCAGAGGAACTTCAAGCTGCTGCTAAATATGTAGCAGATGGTGGTGATGACTTGAAAGGATTATTCAAAGTACTTGCTCAAGTTGAGGAAGTAAGAGAGTTAAACCCTAAGAAGGCAGATGACCAAGAGCAGATTGTACGTGAGTACTTGAGAGCTACAAACTTTGGTACTACCGCTGATATTGAAGAAGAGATTGAAGATTGGAGAGATCGTGGTGATCTAGAAGCAAAAGCATTAAAGTTCAAGCCAAAATTGGACAAAATGCAAGAATCTGTTGTTGCACAAAAATTAGCTCAACAAGAGCAAATTAAAGCTCAACAACAAGAAGCTGCTAAAGCATATGTACATAATGTATATACAACTTTACAGCCTGGTGAACTTAATGGTATTAAGTTAGATAAGAAGACACAGGGTATGTTATATGCTGGTCTTGTACAACCTAACTATCCATCTATGTCAGGTAAACCTACTAATATGTTAGGTCACCTACTAGAGAAACACCAATATGTAGAACCAAACTACCCATTGATTGCCGAAGCACTTTGGTTATTAGCTGATCCAGTAGGATACAGAAATAAGATAAAGGATACTGGTAAAAATGAGCAGGTAGAAAAAACAGTGCGTCAGTTGAAAAGTGAAGAAGCTCGTAAAACATCTAGTACTCCGGTAGTAGAAAGAGAAGAGAAAGTTCAGCGCCGCATACCTAGAAATGACAACTTTTTTAAACGATAATTAACTTAACCCTTAAATAAATAAATAAAAATGCCAACTCCAGTTTTAAACAATGGTATATTTCTGCGGGATACCAGCTACACCGCTAGCTCACACGTAGATTCTTACCACTTAGTTAACATGCTAAAGAATGCTGAGCCTATGGATTTAGGACCAGTAGATCTTTGGGCAATGGCTCAAAAGGTAGAAATGCCTTTGTACCAAATGTCTAGCTTTGGTGGAAAGAATGTAATTAATGTAGACAATGCTCGTGGAGAGTACAAGTGGCAAACACCAGTTGTATTAGAT